TATGATGGCAACGCATAGGATATGAAATACTACCAGCAGCCCAGGTATTTGCCATACTTTTCCTACTATTAGGTCTCAAATAGTGCATATTACCGCCAGAGAACTGCCTATTCCCATAATCTACATCTGTGATTAGTACCATAGGGAAGGTATCCCAAAATTTAAGATCTGGTGTCTGGGCTGAATAATTGAAGAATATGATATCACCCACAATAAATCCACCTTGATATGACTCCAGTCCATACTGTAGTTGCTCTCTATACCATTGTTTAGACTGTGACTTACCACCTGCTAAGTCTTTTACGTCTGTGAAGATACTCATACATTTAAGTGTTTTTCGGTCAGTATAATAAATTGCATATTCTTATGAGCACAATACTGTCTTGCTGCTCTCCACTTAGCACTATTTACATTCCAAGTCTTAACTTCTGTTATAAAAGTCCGTGCCTTCTGCGATTTACGCTTAGGGGGTTTAGTTTGTGCATCTGGTTTAATTTCGATGATCGATTTGGCGATTCTTCCATCCTTGGTCCTCGCTCTGACATAGAAATCAGGATAATAACGATGAACCCTATTATCCAAGGGAGACCTATAAGGAATAATAATCTCTTCACTACCCCACTCCAATACGTTGGTATTGCGGTCACACCACATCATAAACTTCTTTTCCCACAAACTTCTATAAATAACATTAGTGTGATCACCTTTGTACTTATGTTTATTTGATGGTCTAAAATTTCCTTTGTATGCCATGTCAACTTTAGTATTTCCAAAAGCTAAACCCCTAGGTGTCAATTCAGCAAATAGTAGAGAAACAATTACAGATGGTGCGGCTTTTCCGACTGAAGTAATCGATTATCTAAAATTTGATGTATATCACCATAAAGAAGAAACGCTGTTAGATACGATATATCTCTATTTACCCAAGTCGCTAAGTGAAAGTCATTCACAAGGGTGGGGTAAGGTAGAACTTGGAAAATTTGGAAATGCATTAATGGATATGGCAGGTGAGGTAGTTGGTGCTGATGGCGGTATTAACACTGATTCGATTGCTGATGATATTCAGGATGCAGCAGAAGCAGCACTACCACAATTAGGTTATACAGCAGCAAGTAAGGTAATTAATGCTGCTATTGCTACTGCTGGTGGTGATGCAAGTCTTAATAAGAATCAATTAAGCTCAATAGTTAATAAAACGATATTCAACCCATATGCAGAAGCAACATACGAAGGTCAGGGTAACTTCAGGGGACATTCTTGGACTTGGGAAATGGTACCAAAGAGCACTGATGATGCTTTAACCATATATGACATTATTCGTAAATTTAGAGGATATTCACTACCTGGTAAAGATGGAGATAACTGGTTAACATTACCAGAATACTTCCGTCTTACTACTGTAAGATATGTTGATAAAGGTGGCGGTAACGAATCAATCGCTAACCCTGAGCAGGGAGATTCAAAAGGTATCTTAAGTCAAGTAATGCAATTCCCAACCAAAATGGTTTGCACTGGTGTTTCTGTCAATATGCCAGATTTCACTTCTTTGAGATCTGCAATGAGCAACCAAAGATTCTTTGATTTTGGTGCTTTAAAGTATTCATTAAAATTAGACTTCAAAGAGACTGAATTCCTTACAAAGGAAACATACGGTTTCGATGCCAAAGAAGCATATACACAAAGGGAGAATGAATTTCTTTCAACTCTTTCTACAGATGAATTGAATCAAAGAGATCTTCTAAATTATGGTAATTCATTCAATTCAAATTCGACTGCATAATGGCATATTTTACTTACTTACCTGACGTAATGGTCAGGACATCTAGTTATCGTCAGAATAATGTAGATCCTTATAAACTTGCTAAAAACCTCTTTAGAAGGATTAAAATACGTGAAAAACTGGAAGATGTCATATTGGGATTTGACCAATATACCATTAGCATCAATGAAAGACCTGATCAAGTTGCTTATAAGAAATATGGCAATATGCAATTTGATTGGATTGTTTTGCTATGCAATAACATAACTAACGTATATGAAGAATGGCCCATGGCAGAAGATGAGTTAGAAAGGTATATTGACAACACATATGAAGAGGATGCTGATTCAATTCATCATTGGGTAACTCAAAGAATCACAGATACAAGAGGACGTATTCTTGTTAAAGAAGATCGTGTTGTGGGTGAAGATTACACATATACCAGACCTGACGGTACACTGATACCAAAGGAAGAGACAGTTAGACCCATTTCTGTCTATGACCACGAAACTATGAAAAATGACTATAAACGCAATATTTACCTTTTGAAGAAAGAATTCATAAATGGGTTTATTGAAGAATTTAGCACTTTATGCGGATATCTTCCAAATAGCGAAACTGACGATACAACAGGAGCTAAGAAATCACTCAATACTACCCAAGAGCAGTTTCAGACCGTTAAACCGACTTATAGCACAAATATCGGTGAAACGAGTTCTATCGAATTTGCTTCAGAGGCAGATTACTCATCTAGAGAGTTTGACACCTCTGCTGCTAGTATTGAAGCAGGAGATGTATTATCAGATGGCAGTACAGTAGTAACATCAAATACTACAGCAGGTGTGAGTGATGATGGATCTACAACTAATCAATACGGAAGTTCTTAAAAAACCTACAGAGCAAAAAAATACCCCCGATTTTTTCGGGGGTTTTGCTTGTTCAAAAAGTCGAATAATATACGAGTTAGCGTCTACAACGCTCCCACTCAATCACATCACGTCGCTCATAATATCCTGGTACCCATGTGTTGCCATGACCTAGGTAATGACCTGGTACCCAGTATTTCTTTGTGATTGTAACTTCACATCTCCTACGGTATGGTCCGTAATGAGGATGGCGGTGTCCATGACGATGATCGTACTTCCAGTCATGCCAGTGTCCACCTCCATGATCATGTCCATGATGATAAGATTCTACAAACGGCTCCCAGAATTCCTTCCAAGTTAATGCTTCTGCACGGACTGGTGTAGCAACACCAATCAGTAGAAGTGGGAGCAGTAGTAGTTTCTTCATTAGTCTTCGTTAGCAAGGGCAGCGAAGTAGGATAAATCAGGTGAATCACCTGCCTCTTCAACTTCCTTTATCTTAGCACCAAAACCTGACTTTGTGGGTGCAGGAGGGTCCGCTTTGACAACTGGACTAGTAAGAGGAGCTAGTTCTTCGTCCTCTTCATTAGTTTGTACTACAGGTCTTGTTGACTTGTTAAGCACAATATTCAAACGTGATGATAAATCCTCATAGGACTTGAAATTCTTAAGGTCAGTAAACTCTTTAAGAGAGTACTGTGACTTCCACACTTTCTCAAGTGCATCATCTTCCAATCCACCTAACACTGAGGGTGAGTCAAACTCACTCTTATCATAGTTCCAGTATCCACCAATGGTCTGAATCTTGATCTTGAAGTTAGCACCCTTCCATAGGTCGAAAGGATTGATTGGAGTTTCATCTTCAAACTGCGGTTGCATCGCTGATGCAATCTTGTCATGAATTTTCTTACCATACTTATATAAGAATACTTTACCTTCATTTTCTGGATGAAGTTGATCCTTTACAACATAGATGTTACTGTAATAAGAAAGCTTACGCTTTTGCTTACGTGCAGTATCTTTATCTGCGTCTAGTCCACTATTCCATAGTGTCCTATTTAATTCACCTACAGGATCCTTTTGGTTAAGTGTGGTAAGAGAATTCTCTATGTACCAACCACCTGGTCCTTGAAATGCATGACTCCATACCTGTGCCCAAGGGAGATCTTCTCCATCTGGCTCTGGTAGGAAACGGATAACAGCATAACCGTTACCACTTTTATCTACCTCTGGTTTCCAGAGTCTTTCGTCTGGACCCCTTCCTTGAGGCTTGGAAAGGTTTTCTATCTGTTGTGTAAGCTTGGCAAATTTACCTGACTTACTCTTTAGACTTGCAAATGACATTCGTATTTGTCTCCGAATTTGTATTGTGATATTGCTACTGGATTATAGTAGCATAGTTATTTAGGCTTGTCAACACCCTCATCTTTAAGATCTTTTCTCCACTGACGTAGTTTTGTTTCCATCTGATCTAGTACCATATTGAGGTTAAGACCACCACTATACTCGGTGGACATCATCTCAATTCTATTCTTTATTTCTTTTGCTGAGTCATCATCCTGTAACTCATTAGCTGCTAATTGTAACCGTGCATAGAATACTTTTTGCTTCGCTACTAACTCTAATGTCTTCTCGATGTGCTCAAGTCTCTCATGTGGATTGAATTCCTTTAAACCAGAAGACATCTTCAAGAGTTCAGTATAACACTCTTGTATTGACTCTAGTTCCTCTTGCACTACTTCTGATTGAAAGAAATTGTCATTCATAGGTTTAAAATGCCTTTACTTGTCCTTTTAATGTAGTTTAATTGTTGTGCGTCCCATTTGATCTTGTCTTTTAATGGTTTAGAGATCAGTTTACCTACTGTCTCCACCTCAATCTCAAACTCTTCACATACTGAGGCTACACCCTCGATATAATTTATAAGACCATTACTGTCCTTTACCCTGTCCTCAACGAGCGAGGTGAATTTACCTTGTGTCATAAATTTCTCTTCAATTTCTTTCATTGTATAACCTGAATGTTAAGGTGGGATACACCACTTGAGTTGATGATCCCTGTCGGGAACCAATTTGCTGCTACTGTTATTCTATCACAAGTACCATTGTTAGGGGTAGCTCTGTGTCTAATAGTAGGTGGAAAAACCATATACCTACCAGGTACAGTTGGTTCTTCATGAGTTAGATTAAATTTATCATCCCAGTCCTTAGAATTAAAGGGCCAGATGTTACTCTTATCATAATATGGGTTAGGATAATACCACTTAGTAGTACCACTATTACCCGATACAAAGTAATTACTACTCATGAAACAGTTGGAATGAGTATGGTCGTAAAACCAATCACCTTTTTTATTTAGATTTGCCCATGCAGCATTACATACCAATTTATTCGGTATACCCATCTCATCACACACTTCGGCCATGCAGTCTTGCATCCAGTCGAAAAGATAGGCGAGGTCTGGGTTCTTATAGAGGTCACTACCTCCTTGACCATCAAGACTAACACCTTCCCAAATTAGATTGGTGTCATTCTCTCTCCAAGGTAGGAGTGTAAGTATCTTAGCAATCTCCTCAATCTTGTCTGGATTAATATCAAACTTAAAGAAAGGGATACCTAATACTTCCTGCTTCATGCTACAGTTTTCTCATTGTGATAGTCTCTTATCCAATCAATAAGAGTGTCTATGTATGGTATTTTATCATACTTTTCTACCACTTGCATGCTTCCGTCTTCTGCTACTGATATTGTAACAAGTTTGTCAACCTCTACACCAGTCTGCTCGTAATACATGTAAGCATACGCTGCTTCTTGGACAAAGAACTTATCAAGGTGCTCTTCCTTTTTAAGATTCTTTGTGGTCTTGAAATCTATTATAGCAAGCTCCCTATCAAACTCAGCAATAGCATCAACACGACCAGCCAGAAATAAATTACGAGAAAAAAGAGGGGCTTCAATAGCATGAATATTATTAATCCTATCAAGAGTCTCACGAGCAGACCTAAAAAGGTATGTGGGAAGACCCTCGCTCTTCTTATCTTCTTCCAATTCATTTTTAAGATACTTCTCCACTAAGTTATGGTACTGTGTGCCTCGCCATGCAGATGATCGTCTGATCTTTTCTGCTTCAGCAAATCCAATACGCTTCTGCCATGCTAGTATACCATGCTTCGATTGGTTTCCACACACTGTGGTGACACTAGGACACCATCTGTCATCTATCTTATAGAATCTTCCAGAGTCAAGGGTCCTACTCTCAACCTCCTCAAGAGGTTTAGCAGGACCAACATAATTAAACATTAATCAAATCCCATTTCATGTTTGCAGATGAGGTAGTCTCGTATGAAACCAGACCTCACGATATCATTGATACCGAACTCAGTGCAAGTGAATGACTCCATTGCCTGAGTGATCTTCATAAAGTCTAGCACACCAGTCCTCTCATGTGACTTAACGAGGTCAGACTGTGTGTAATCTCCAGAAAATATGATTCTACTATCCTGACCAACACGAGTGACAATACTGTCTAACTCATGGAAGTTTAGGTTAGAGAACTCATCTACTATTATAATGGCTCTGTCAAGTGTTATGCCACGCAAGAAAGAAGTAGACCAAAAATCTATTGATCCTTGGTTTCTTAGGTTTTCATATAATACTTTGAATGCTCCCTCATCAGGCATGTTAAACATATATCGTACCATATGTTTGTAAGGGATCTGATAGAGACAAGACTTGTCTTCCTCATCACCTGGTAGGAATCCGATCTCTCTTGTAGGGACAAGAGACCTGACAATATATACTCTATCATAAGGAGAAGATGGTTCCAATACTGCCTGTAATGCTAGGTAGAGACTGATAAATGTCTTACCTGTACCTGCTGACCCATGTAGTACTAGATTCTGGCCACTCTTGAACGCAGCGAAGACATCTTCTTGACTGGGTGTCAAAGGTTCGATGACCCTGAGATGCTCAAGGTTGATGGGTGGTTTTCTCTTCATTGCTCTTGACACAGTACCGTTTCCGTTACCGTTACCATTCTTCCTTTTCTTTACTGCCATAGTTAAGTAAACCTCGAAAGGTTAGCACGTGGGTGTTTCTCTTGGACTTTACTCATTACTTCTTTAAATCCATCCGATTGCTTCGGATCTCCGTATGTTATTCCACCAGTCCCTTCAGACCAGTCTTTATCCCATTCGGGATTGTCCTTCCTCCACTGATCGTAAGAGGACATAGACATAGAGAGTTCTTTTTTCTCTCCTGTATCTTTATTTATGACAGGGTATGTTGGCATTAGTCTATTCGTAAACAAGGTTGTAAGTCATCCCACCCATCGTAGCGACAGTCACAGTCGTCTTCTACTTGGGGACACCAGTCCAATGCCTTAGCAATGGTTGGGAAGTTGCAGATGAAGTGGTCACGACATAGGTTTGCTATGTCCATGTGTTCCTTCTGTGTACCGTTAGCAGTACGTAACTGTATGTAGTGCATCCATGACCTAGCACTGCCAGTCATGTAGATCCTAGTTGGTGTTGCTAGGGGGAGAACAAACCTCGCACACTCCTTCGCAATGCCCTTAGATAGAAGGTCATTGTATAAGTCCATCCCTTCTTTGAAATATTGCGAAATTCGGCCTTGTAAGTACGCCTTCTCGGTTTCTGCGATGTCATCTATACTATTCTGTCTATTCTTATCATCCTGTCTTCTAAGGTCAGGTACCTCTGGTTGATCAAGTAGATTAGTGTCAGCATATCTCTGACTAAACTCTTGGAATGTAAATGATCTATGCCTTAGTATCTGTGCTGCAATACCACGTGTCGTATTAATCTCCAACGTCATGTGTGCTTGCTCAAAGATAGACCAGTGTCCATGCTTGATACAATACGCTAGTAGTTTATCTACCTTTGGATTGTCTTGATTATTTGGATTGGATACTCTTGCAACATATCCAATAGTTTTTTCTGCGTCAGGTGTGACGCTCACTAAACATACTTTAGTCATTCCAATGCCTGATTACTCCGCTAATAATAAAACAATTAGTAATGAGATAAGTGAGAAAGATGCCAGATCGTACAAGCAATACAAGATTATCATACCGCTTCGTCGATTCATCAGAGAACGAACCCAACGCATACTTCCATACCCTCCACCATCTAGTCATACTTCCTCAATAATATTCTTGAGACTATATAGAGTCCCATTGCTGACCAGTAACCTAGGGTTGCTAGTCCAAATATACCTGGAATACATGCATTCCATACTAACATAAGAACCAAAGGTGATAGAGTTAGGTTAGCGATTGCTTGCACAGCTTGCTTACCAAGCTCCTGATTCTTCTCTTCTTCTGTCATTTCCTCGACAGGTTTGTTTGCCTTCCGAGGGTCAAAATATACTGTCATTCTATAATGTCCTCCAACTTAAATATTGATACAAATTCTAGATCATTATCCTTCCATGTCTTATGATCTTCCATCCTATCAACGATAGCAACGACACGGTTAACAATATAACCTGCCTTGCGTAGCACTCTGACTGCCTGCATTGCACTACTACCTGTGGTAGTGACATCTTCTAGGACTGTTACAACTGATCCTTCGGGTGGTTTATTACCCTCAATGTATTCTTTTGTACCATATCCCTTGGCATTCTTTCTAACAATTAAAGCATCGATGTGCTTGTTACCTGTGTAGTATGCCTTCTGTGCTACACCACAGACTAATGGGTCTGCTCCTAGTGTCAGTCCACCCACTGCTACTGCATCAGGATCAATCAAGTCGATCATTAGATGTGATAGAAGTGCGTTACCTTCACACGATAGAGTCACAGGCTTACAGTTGACGTAATGGTGTGACTTCTGTCCAGATGATAGAAAATATTCCCCATATCTATATGCTCTCTCCTTCAGTAGATGAAGTAGAGTTGATCTATGCTTATCTTCTGTCATTTCTTTTTCTTTTTTGGTTTAGGAAGTGTAGTCAAAGGATTATTATACATGCCTGGTTGTCTGGTGCCCTTGGTATAGGACATCTTCTGCATGCAGTCACCAAACATATCATAGTAGGTGTCAAAGATTCCAACAGATTCACCCATTACTATGTCAAACCATGTATCATCCTTCACCTTTAATTCTAGCAGATATGCATTAGTTGGCAACGTCTTATCGTTAGCTGCATCAGGTGTGCATCCAGTCTTAATGATGGAGCAACCCTGTCCTGCTTCATTAATCTGAAGGATCTGCTCTTCAGTTAACTTCATCTACCTCTGCCACCCCATTCTATAGAAGGGAATGCTTCTTGCACTGTTGCTTTAGTGATTCTATATCTCTTATGCAACGACTTGTTAATTGCTTTTACTACTACCTCTGCTTCACTCTCATGAAGTCCTTCTAGTAGTTGTATAAACATACTCTCTATCTTCATAGGTTTCAGTGCATCATCACCACCCTTAAAGAATCGATAGAGTTTCTTAGACTCCTTCTCTAATAGTGTATGCTCTGTGCCTTTTGGTGCCTCATTCTTGCGGTAAGGTACGTCCTCACCTAATGGGACACGTGCTTCTAAACTCTCGTCGAAGTTCATAATGAAGACAGATCGTAGTCCAGGAGTATTGTTATCCTGTAGGATCTTTATCTTCTGTGCTTTCGTCTTGGCATTGTGAGCCTTCTGAAGCACCTCAGAAATCATAAGTCTCATAGTTACTCAGTCTCGTCATCATACATTGTATCATCTTCGTCATGAATACGCAAGTATAGTAACTCACTAGGGTCAACAGGTCCATCATCGGTCTGCATCTCAGGATGCATAACGATTGCGGCATACTCTGCGTCCTCTCTCCATGTATCAAAGACATCCTTTAGGTTCCATGATAGCACAAAACCTAATAAAAAACTACCTATTGTTAGGAAGAAAGCAATGTACATGAATGACATGTCGGACATAAGATTTCTCCCTTACTAATTTTTTTTATTTAGCAGATTTCTTAGGTCTGCCTGGTCTACGGTGTTCATAATATTCTTTAGCATCATTTATAACCGTCTCGAAATATTTCCTGATCTTCCTTGCCTGTGGTTTAGGTACGTTACCATATGCCTCAGACATATACTTATCACGAGCAATGTATTGAGATAACTCATCCACTACTTGTGTCAACTCAACCATAGAGGATGAGTCTATTAATTCTTTTGTTTGTTTGCGTGTCCACTTGTTGCCAGTTAGATACGACTTCATATTAAAGAGGAACCTACCATTGAGCATCGCTTCATCGATTGCTCGATCAATAATAGTATAAAGCTCTTCGGAGTTGGGGTCCATGTATGTCATAGATAAGTGTTTTCTCGGAGGTATTTAACAGTTTCCGTGCATCCACCCATTTTATATCCAGCAATGATAACTTGAGGAAAGGTAGCACGTTGTCCAAATTCTGTTTTGAACTGCTCTCTAGTAAAGTTAACATCTAATTTGTATTCTGCAAAGGACCAACCCTTACTTTTGTAAAGTTCCTTAATCTTTGTGCAAAATCCACATCCTTCTCGTGTATAAATTGCGGTGTTACCTGGTTGTTTGGCCATATTATTATAAGTGGGAAAGAAAAAAGGGTCACTCTGTGACCCTTGTTATTTAGTATGAAGTTTAACTTAGAAAGTAAACTTAACTCCTGCTTTAGCACCCCAGTCGATGTCATCTTCGTTAGTTGTACCAGAGATTTCTCCGTAGAACTTATCGTAAGATCCACCAAGGTAACCTACTAATTCAACGTCACCGAAGTCATCACTTGACTCACTGTGAGTTACTGTAGGACCACCAGAAACATACCAACCAAGACCACTAGGTGTTTCGCCTTCGTATCCGATTACTGTTTCAATTGTACCAGATGTGTATGCTCCGTCTGGATATGAACCTGAAGCTTCTACATTCACATATGGACCAGCAAAAGCGGCTCCAGAGAGTAGTAGAGGTGATGCAGCAAGAGCTGCGATTGTTGATTTAATCATTTTTGATTTTAGTTTCTCGCATGGGCATAGAAAAACCCTGCGGATGATAGACTTCCCCGACATGGGAGTCTTTAAATTCCAACACAGGGTTACGATAATTTCGAGTCCTTTGTTAAGAAGTATTTATAATAGTATACATTAGGGTTATCCGTCAACCCCCCTTGTGACAGTTGTGTCACTGATACATGTAGGATGAATCACCTACATCTACATAACCTTTTGGTAACACATTAAATGCTAGTGAGTATCTCTCATACTGAGAGTAATTCTTTAACACTCGATGTCTTACATTGCTAGGGAACAATAATATAGTACCCTTTTCAGGTACTATAACCTCATCCGTAGCATTATAATCATTGTCCTGTGAAGGACTCACGTAGACCCCTTGTGGAGGGTTTACAAACTGGATTGGAGAAGTATCTTTATCATACTCATCAAAATATACTACAGCAGAAAACCAAGAGTTGCAATGTGCATGCTCATCTGCTGACCCACCACTAAGTGTAGCAGTAAACCAAGAGGTAGTGATCTGGACATCACAATGATATCCTAACTCACATATAACCTGTCGCACCTTCCTATAAAGGTAGTCGTGGACTGCTGTTTTGTTTTGTAAGACATGCTTATTAACAGTAACAGCACTCAGTCCACCCTCATCCTCTGAGAAATCATAGTCCTGTAACATCTCAGTAAGAATGTCACAGACCTCTGGATTAATCTTCGACGATGCTAGGGGCTTTGGAAATAGGTTCTGTATATTCCACGTCATTTAATGGTACCATCTTAATGAATTGTTCATTCAAATTGTAGAATAATTTATAGTTACGAGTGTTAACCCAGTAACCTTTTATATCTGACCCATCACAGTGGTATCCATACCCTGTTACTGGTTCTCTTACTCCATCAATTTTAAAAGTCTTACTACTTCCTATGTAAGACCCATACTTCTCCTCCAGATTAATCATCGGTTTTGTTTGTTTTGGACAGTTTAGCACGTAACTCCTGTTCTTGGTCAGGTGTTAACGAACTGTTATTTATCTCGGTTTCATCACATTCCTTACGTGGGTCAACATATTCGGCCATTGCCTCCAGATTTGCCTCAAGATCTTTAGGCGGTGTCCAGTTAGGTCCCTTCGGTTTGTAGTCGAGAGACCTTACCTCTGCTAGAGGACTCCTCCAGTACTTCTGCATCTGTTTGAGCATCTTCTTCTTACCCTTCGGATCATCCTTATACTTTTCGATGACCTTCTTAAGAGTCCTTAACTCTTTTGATGATTTCTCTAGAGATCTTTCTGCATTGACCTCTCTTGGATTAAAACCTGCCATAATTTAAGGTGGATCTGTACATTGTGTGAGAGTTACTTTAAATCTAACTCTGAATTTTGCTTTGTCGGTACCTGAATACCATACAACTGAGTCTTTATTGTGTGACTCTTGATAGAAGGCTTCCTTAAGACTTCTTCTTACTAGGTCTTCATTCTCCCACCATGCTAGTTGTTTACCTAATGGGAATGAGAAACCTGCTTCCTGATCAGGATAGTATGGTGTCTGTGAGGGATCCTCACTCGCTCTATCTCTCATCGGAGGCCATGTTAACACAAACTCTGACCCTTTAGTGTATCCTTTACCCTGATCTATAACATCAATGACATGTATCATTGCTTGCCAGTAGTGTACCTGTTTAGATGAGGTAGTCTGATCAAAGATAACTGGGTAGAATGTGATACCTACACGTATCTTAGCAGCGTCAGCATAGTTACCACCACCTGTACCATGATAGTTATCAAGGGTGTAGTCCTGTATGAATGTGATAGGAGAGAAGTATGTATCTCTTTGTGGTGCTTGTGCTGCACCATCCCATATATTATTCACCACAGTGAGGTAATGACTGCCAACAGAGTTAGCACCAATAGTATACCACGGTTTGCTTCCTCTTGCAAACGTGGTGGGGGCTGCTTCACTGAGGATGTCTCTGTATCCCTGTGATATATTGGTACCACTCAGAGTTTCAAACCTAGTGAAGAGATAGTCCTCAACAAGGTGATTGTATACTCCTGAGAGATTCCTATAGTTATAAGACTCTAGTACTGTAGCAGAGAAATAGTTAGACTCAACATCATAAAGATATCCTGTGTCTATGTAAGCACCAGGTAATGTAGGCATCGCAGTGTTACCTATGATCCTACTCTGTCCTGGTATCTCTGGGTTTGCTTGGAGTGATCCATGCATTGCCACTGGTATATTATTTGCCCAGACATATGTGTATGGATCTCCTGGATCAGGCACGTTGTCCTCACTCCATGTCTCAGACAGTTTACTACCTGCTTCCCACTCAAACTCTAGTCTGTTGGTAGGATTATATGAGAATGCAAATCCTTCTATCAGTCCACCCTCTTTAGTAATTGGGTTAAGTGTTGGGTTACCTGTTTGAGCTGCTATCACACTGTCATGTGACTGAGTGCCAAGCATGATCTTGAATGCACCCTCAAACATAGTAGTGTCAAGAGCATAGAGTGCTGCCTCTAGTGATATGTCACCTGTAACTGCACCTGTATCAATACTTACTACCTCAAAGGTTAACTCATCAGTTGGTTCTAAAATAATATCCTGATCGTATAAGTCTCTACCTATTGCAGGCCAATACTGTGCTTCAAACTGTTTATTGAATAGAGTTGTAACAACATCATCCTTGTCCTTCTTCCTCATCTCCACAGTAAATTTCATACATGCTCCGAAGAGACCACCATTAATACCACCCATAGATACAAACCTAAAGGTACCACCGACTGCTGCTTTAATACTCTGGTTGGTATTTAATTTGACTGAGTATTCACCATTACATGTGCCACACTCCCATTCCACATCGTTACCAAAGACAGCAGGGACTTTGTTACCACAGTCCATGCGTCTCATAATTACATCCTTAAAGCTGGCCTTTAATATTCTAGCATCGCATTTTGTAGTAGGGTCTATCTTTCTCATCACCTTCTCTGGTGCAGCACCCTCATACAAATAGCATTGGATACCCTCGTAGGTGTAACCACCATACGTCCACCCTAACCTGTGCCATAGTCTTAGATCATCATAGTCATCGTCACCAGCGATAAGGTCTTCCCAGAATTGATTGTTCTTTCCTTGCCACTTAGTTTGATCCTTCTGCATAGGATTCCATGTCTTATCACTGAAGAGACAGTAATTATTCTGTGCTGTATTGATACCTACTGCACTGAAACCACCTGAGTAAGGAGAGTTAAGTGGACTGAATGTTACCTCTTGCATGATGCTGAGTGAATTCTGGCCACCACCATTAGGGATGAGGAAAAATCCCATCGTCCCTCCAGCATACTCGTTGAGTTTTAGACTGGTCATCCATGCGTTGTATAGATTGGTACCATTCCTAGCACTAGTTACAACGATGCGTCCATACTTAGGACCTGTAGCATCTGCTAGGTAGAATCCAAGTGCATTATCATATCCTGCTCCTCCTTTCTCAACATCCATAGAGATGTTAAGGTCTGCCTTAGATTCTATAGGTATACGATAGCACCACCTCTTAGGTATCTTCTGAGGGTTACCACCTACTATCTCACCATCAATAGTATACTTGTGATCGAAAGGACTAGTACTCCAGAATCTATGGAGTGCCTCTGCTTGCTCATCATCATGTAGATAACTTCTCATTGCACTAGCAGTTGGGAATACATGTCCTAAGACTTCACCACCTGCCATACCTGAAGCATTCATGGTTGCTCTCTCACCTGCACCAGCAGTATCAGGTTGACCTGGGTTAGTAGTTAAGAATGTATCTTGCTGTGTTGTTGAGTAGAATCTAAACAGTGGGACAGTTACATTTTCTATAGGTTGTGCAAGGATATAGAATGCTGGTTTAGAATTAGTTAAAGTGTAACCTGACTTGGCACCATTAGGATCGTATGCATGGTCAGAACCAGTGTTAATAGATACGATACTGAAGTTAGCATTACAATCATTACCATCCAGATCCTTCATGCATATTCTGGTGTTGTTATCAACGATAGTAAACCCACCAGAGTTACCATTCATAGTGATAGATGTGGTACCAGCACCAGTAATATTAAGTGTATGAATCTCTTCACCAGATCTACCTGTCCTTGTCCACTGCTGTCCTCCCATCTGAATATTATTGATGGCAACATTATATGTGTTGGGGTTATCATTCCACTGTAGTTTTAGTACCGCAACAGCAGTACCACTACCAGTAGCAACTAGATTACCCGACCCATCAAATGAGAATGCTAATGTCCCTGTGGACATGGTTGATTCATAGATTGGTATCCTATCTGGATAACAATTCTCTACACATACCTCAGTCTGGTTACCACTCCATCCATTAGGCCAGTAAGCATCACAGTTTGCCTTGGGTGGTTCCCATTGACCACCAAGGTAAGGTCTAAAGAGACAGTCTAATGCATTCCTAACACAAGTTTTGAATGGGTCACCAGGTAATCCCTGATCTAAATCACAATAATATTTCTCACCAGTTTCTATGTGCTCCCACCATCCAGGTGAAGGGAATCCAGGTTCACTGTAATCTTTTAATGCTCTGAGTAAATTTAATTCTAATAACTTCCTAACCTTATCACACTGGTCTTCAGGTCCAGTCTTGACTATGATTGCTGACCCACCTTTGTATGGTGGATGAAGTGTTATTTTTATTGGAGGGAGCCATCCAAACTCTCTGTGCATCCACGGTCCCCAAGGAGGTAACTCCCAACCCCATCCAATATCAGGGGGTGTTGGTGGATCTATTATTTGTGGTAATTCTGGTGGAGTAGAGTAACATCTCTCAACTATCCTTCTTATGACATCACCAGGTTTAGGGTCGGGTGGTACCGTAGGAGGGATCTGTACTGGTATTGGATTCTGTTCATCCAATACGTTAGGTAGGTTATAAACTGGGACACTGTAACATCTCCCAACTATATTTCTTATTGCATCACCAGGATTGACAGGAGGTACAACATTACCTGACGATCCAGAAGTAGGTACACTAGGATTTAACTGGTCTAATGGATTCGCTGCCAGTATCCCACTCGGTGTTGAGTAACACCTCTCTACTATATCTCTTATGGTTTCGCCAGCCATGCATTACATACACCTACACTTTATTTAGTGAGGGTTGTATACCTTTAATACTATTATAGTTACTGATAAAACTACGATTAAAATTAATGCTATTGAATGAATCATTACCAATTATTCCTTAATAAAGACTTGAAGTCTTGTTGTGTTTCCATGTTGCAGTAGGTAGCAATGACTGATAAGAAACTAAAGTAACTGTAATTATATGCTGTGCCTTGCACCCTATGCTTCCAGTTACCTTGCTTTGCATCCTTTAATATATTATTCCAAGTATCAGTAGGTTTCCAAAGACTCTTAGCATAGTCCCAGAAGGGTGTGTCATACTTAGATCCATGTGCATAATGATAGAGAAGGAAGTTAGCATTCTCACAGATGTCTCGCTGATTATCTGCAACCATCTCTTGTATACTAGCACCTTGCATAATATAACGCAAGGTTCTCTCAATCCACACCATATATCCTGTAATACTTGTTGCTTCTAGTGGTTCAATAAAGAAGTATTTGTTTCCATTCATAAAGATCCTACCATCCATGACAGGATTCTTTGCACAATAGTTATGGAATGATCTCCAACCAGTTACCTTTGCTTCACCAAACTGCTCATGAAAATTCTCTAGTGCCTCTTCATCAGTTGTGATGTCACTGTTGAAAAGATATCCCATTGATGTCCTACTCTGTAGTGGGATAACAAAACACCAACCATCTTTAGTGGCAACATTATCAGTGGTGCAATAGACTCTAGTATATGGGTCAGTTTCGGCCAGTAGTACTCTGTTGAGGGGATTTTGCAGCAGTGTATAACGATCCCATGACTCACTTGAACACTCCCTTCCACTGAAGGGTGACCCTCCACAATCATAGATGTAATCAGCATCAATATTATATCCTACCTTCTTAGGGATGCACTTAAAGTATTGTGACATGTCATCACAAAACATCTTAGGATCAAAGTGCATTGCCACTCTGTTAATACCGAAGTCATGGAACCAATCCTTACCACCCCATCCACTGTAACTTATACCTGTCTTAACTGTTTGATCCCACTTGGCATCTCGCCAATTATTATACAACATAGGACCAATAGATGACCAAGACTCTGGTGATCTCTCTTCAAACTGTGTGATAAGATCTAACAGATTAGGCCATGACCCCGACCCTACAGGTTCAATAGGTGCATCGGGGTCGTAATAAATTTCTATCTCGGAGGAAGGGACGTGTGCTTTCCATGCCATTGCAGTTAGTATACCTGCTAATCCTTTTCCGATGATTGCTACTTTCATATAAAAAAAGAGGGTCGTTAGACCCTCCAACTATAACATATGTATAGGAATTAGCCAACACTAGGTGCGGTTAATGCAACTTCAGTTGACTCAGCAGATGCTAAATCAAGTGGGAAGTTATGAGCATTACGCTCGTGCATTACTTCCATACCTAAGTTTGCTCTGTTAAGCACGTCACCCCATGTAGGAACAACTTTACCGTTAGCATCTACGACACTTTGGTTGAAGTTAAATCCATTAAGGTTGAATGCCATTGTACAGATACCCATAGAGGTTAACCATACACAGACCACAGGGAATACAGCAAGGAAGAAGTGTAAACTTCTTGAGTTGTTGAATGATGCATACTGGAAGATTAATCTACCGAAGTATCCATGAGCAGCAACGATGTTGTAGGTCTCTGTTTCTTGACCAAATTTGTAACCATAGTTCTGTGACTCAGTTTCTGTTGTCTCTCTGATTAGAGAAGAAGTAACAAGAGAACCGTGCATAGCACTAAAGAGTGACCCACCAAACATACCTGCTACACCTGCCATATGGAAGGGGTGCATTAATATGTTGTGCTCTGCTTGGAATACAAACATGAAGTTGAATGTACCTGATATACCTAGTGGCATTCCGTCAGAGAATGACCCCTGTCCGAATGGATAGACTAAGAATACAGCAAACGCAGCAGATACTGGTGCAGAATATGCAACACAGATCCAAGGTCTCATACCTAAACGATATGATAACTCCCACTGTCTACCCATGTAGGCAGAGATTCCAATAAGGAAGTGGAAGATAACCAACTGATAAGGACCACCATTATACAACCACTCATCTAGTGTGGCAGCTTCCCATATAGGGTAGAAATGTAATCCAATAGCGTTGGAAGATGGAACGACAGCACCAGAGATGATGTTGTTACCATATAAGAATGAACCAGCAACTGGTTCACGAATCCCGTCGATATCTACGGGAGGAGCAGCAATAAATGCCACGATGAAGCAAGTAGCAGCAGCTAACAAGCAAGGAATCATAAGAACTCCAAACCAACCAACATAAATGCGGTTGTTTGTACTTGTAACCCACTCACAAAACTCGGTCCATCCTGACAGCAATCCTTGCTCTTTACGAGTTAGAGTTGTCATCTAATTAATAGAACGTTAAAGTGAACGGTATAATAAGGACTGATATCTCCGTTTAGTCCTGGTCAGGAGTAAGATGAATGTCTTAAAATGAAGACACTATTACTATATATGAAGTTTTGTTTCTTGTCAAGCTGTGTGTGCCAGTTATCAACCTGGCTTAGAATCGTGCCACTCTTCTGACCCACCTACTGCGAAGGGATTATACTTAGAGGTAGCAATCTTATACATTTTCTCGTGTATAGTTTCCTCTTCTTCTAATTCTTTGTCTTTATCTTTTGCCATGGGCCAATTATCATAAGGGTGTGGTTCGTATTTGTAATCAGGATCAAACCATTCATCGTAAGGTACTTTGTCTGGTGCGAAGTAAGTCATCCTTTGTAGTCGTGAAAGTCTAGTTTTAATACAGGTTCATCATCGAATAGAATGTCTCCACTCTCTTGTGAAGTAGACCATTCTTCATCATCTAAAGGTGATTCCCAAGGTTCTCTTTCCATTATACTCTAGGTTTTAGTAGTGCTGGTACGTCACCATCTCCATCATCTTCATCGTCGTCCCAAGGGTCGTCGATCTCTTGCCCATTATATATTCTTTCATCCAATGCCTTAAGCAATGGGTCTTTTGGTACTTCTCTCTTGAAATTAACAACAAGAAGTTCATCACCATGTTTCACATCTGCCATCTCTGGGTGAGGAGGTCTAGTGATCTGTTTCTTCTTCTCTTCTACCCTAACTGGTCCTGCAACTTCACTTGCTGTTTTCCATCCCATCGACATCAATCTAAATGCTTGATAGAATAAGTAGCAACTACAGATGAGGAAGATGATATACATTACTTTTTATTAGAGATCCATTTCTTTTTATCTTTATCGTATCTCTTGACCTCTCCTCTCTTCAGTCCTGTCTCCTTTGCTTTAGCAACAAACTGTTTGTAGGTTGGAGAATCTTTTGAGTGCCCAGTCTTCTTCTTACCGTGCATCATACGATCTTTTTTATACTTCAACTCTGCTTCCTTTTCTTTAGTCTTCTGACGATTCTTTTCATCGTCAAAAGTATCGCCATACTTCTCCCACAACCAAGGTTTAAACCTAGCTTGCTTGTCAAAGATTTCTGGCAGGATGTTCATGAGAAGTAGTTTTCTTTTAGATATTTATACATTGTAGGTAGAGACTCAGCTAACTTCTTTCTCTTATTGTAAAGATGTTTCCATCCGTCAACCTTACTAGAGGGTACTGATGGGTAGTTGAAGTACTGATATGATCTCCTCCTAACACTAGTATACCCTGCTCCGCCCAAAATGTAAAGTATGGGGTGTGCCTCATGTTGAACTGGATCACCCCCTACCATGTGAAACTGGACTAGATCGTGAGCACCTTGAAGTTCATACCTTGTATTCTGTGTCACATGCTCCCAGAATGGTGTGTCTATCCTACGAGAATAATAATAGTGTGCTTCAACAAACTCTTTCCATCCATCACAGTGCTCATTCATATTGTGATTGAATCTATCTCTCATAAACTGATTGATACCAGGTTCCTCCTTCAAACTATCAACAAGAGCAAGGATACCATGATGTGCTGAGAATAATGAGGTAGATTCTAATGGTTCAATGAAACTATATGCTAGACCAATCATCACACAGTTACCTACCCATGCTTCCTTCTGTCTACCATTTCTAAACTTAATTACTTTACCTTCACCAAACTCTTTCTTTGCTTCCTCTTCAGTCTGAAACTTACTAGAGAATACATATCCCTCTGAAATATATTCCCACGTTGGGATAGTCCACTGCCATCCACTACTCATACCCCTTGCGTTGGTGTATGGTACCATCTCCTTATCTTTATCAATATAATCTCTCTTCCTTACGATAGCAGTGTCTGTTGGAATAGATTCAAATGGCATCCAACTAGTCATAGCACCACCTAGTGTAGATGCTTGCCCAGTACAGTCGAGATAGAGATCTGCATCAATTGACGGTGCCCTGAGATCGTACGGCCCTCTCTCCAGAAAGACACCTGATATTCTTTGTCCGTCATAACCAACTGACTTAACCTGACTATCGACCACTCTAACATTACTACAAAAAGTTTCTTGTAGATAGGCAGAGAATTTACTTCCGTCGATGTGAAACGATCTGTCTTTAGATAAATCATATGGAATAAGCAACGAGTTATTTAATGGCATCTTCTTCTCTTCTGCCACCGTTACGAATGGCATAAAGACATCAGCAAATGGAGGTGGATCCTGACCGAATGCCTTTGCACACATCCAGTCATGGAATGTAGCATCAGTTAGATTCAAAGCAGGTGCTTGACCATTAGGATAGTGGAAGACATGACCTAACTCAGTAAAGTTTTCAAACCTACTAGTAGATTTGTATGTTGCTCTCGCTGCTGTAAGGAATGTCTTGTCATCTATACCCATATACTTTAGGTATTGATTGATGTGTGGTGTTGTAGATTCACCCACCCCAATAGGATCACCACCCTTTACCAAGGTGATATCATACTCTGGGAATGTCTTAGCGAGTGCTGCTGCTGCCATCCATGCAGCAGTACCTCCACCTACAATAACAATCTTCATCTATCAAACCTCATATTAAATGATACACTCAGTCGTGTATGTGGTGTTGTATTGGTACGTATACCATGCATTAAGTAACCTGGAAATAATATTATCTTGCCTTGCTCTGGTTTCATTGAGATAGTATGTGGTTGGTTAGACCATACACTAGTAGTTGATGCTAGGTTAGGTGTCTGGAAGAATAGATCTCCATCATCTCCTGTAGTCTTGTAATAGTATACACCAGATAGATCTGCATGTCCATGATGATGTGCATGAGCATAGTGTCCTGGTTCCAGACATGCCATCCAAGATGCTTGTTGACTCCAACCATCACTCCCTGTGTAATTGTATAAATGATTCCTTAACTCTCGTGAGAAATGATAAGGTAATATATTCTCTTCAAAATTTGGATCAGATATAAAATGAGTATCCCATAGGTTTTGCCAGTTGATACCCTTCTCTACAGTCTCAAACTCATCCTGTATGATGTCATAGTTTGAGATCTTGGCCTCATATATTTTAGTCGGGAATAAATCTGTGATCATAATTTAATAGTGGTATCAACTCCGATGTTACCTGAGACACTTACTCTCTCCTCCTCACAGTTGTAGAAAGGATATACTATATGATTTAGTTTACTTGGGAAGAATAACATCACACCCTCTGCCTTAGCATCTAGGTTGTAGTCATAGTATCTAATTTCTCCTAGGTTATCTGTATAAACAAACTTAAAGGATGATTTAGATGGCATGTTGCTTGGGTTATCTTTATTCTGCTCTTCCCAATCAATAGGTATCTTAATCCATATCACAAAACTAAAGATGCCAGTGTGAAAATGTAATGGATTAAACTCATGTTGCTTCTGATAGTTAACCCACCAATCACTCATACGATATGGATGGTGTTGGTTAAGAGGTATATTATTACCTAGGTTACCAAACTCTTGGGTATAAGTCTGAATTAATGGGACAATAGTATTATTAAAGAACCAATTGTCCTTATCTTGTAGAAGAATACTCTCCTTTATATTACCTGCAAGAGATATCCTAGACTCTGATGGTATATCAATACAACTCTTAACATGATCAAACTCCTGCTCATATAGTTTATGCTCTATCCAACCATAGTTTTTAGGTACTATAACTTTCATACTCTATTGGGGAAGCGTTTCTTATGCTCCTCCCACCCTTCTAGTATTGCTTGGCATGCCATCTGGAAATAATCTCCACCATACTTATTAACTTCGTCTTGTAATGGGTCTTCTCTGGTAGGTATATACTTATCAAGTTGACCACTCTCTACAAAGTCGTGTGAAAATTGGTAGACCTCTGATGTTATAGGTATATGTTTTGAAGCGAAGCATCCTAAACAGATCTTCCTCTCGTTTAGTCTCTGCTCCATTCGATAGTCTTCATTCATACCTTAACCCAGTGCTCCTTCATGTCATCTTTTACAATCTTATTGTAACCATCTTCAGTTAGTATGTCAAATGCTATTGTGACCCTTTCTTTATTGTCCACTACCTTATCAGTACCATGACTAACCCAACTAGGGAAGAGTGTGATCTTACCTGCACTGTTAGATGATGACCAAGGGTCTCCACCATAAGGATTATAATAGTTTGTATTAGTATCAGTAACTTGGACACACACATGACCACTCAGGTATCCATATGGATCCTTACCATGTGAGTGGACTGCTATCTGATCACCCTCTCTCATAACATTAGCCCAACACTGGACATATATTGGAGGTATCTCAGGTGCACCCAACTCTGTGATAAATTTATCATGTGTCTTCTTGATAGCAATCTTTAATGGTAAAGCACTATCAAAGTTGAGTAGATTATATTTATTTGATCTAGCAGTAAGACTCTTGGAACCTAGTTTGGTACCCCAGTCATCCTCAAACTCATACTGATCTATTATACCCTTCTCTTTATCTAATATCTCTTTCTTTAATTCTTCTAGGGGTATCTTAAGATCATCTTCACAAAAGAAATACTCCCACGCAGCTGCGAAAGGAGTATAAGTCTCACCACTAGTGAATCTGATTAGTTTCATCAACCATTCTCAATAATATTTCCTCTCTCTTCATCATCTTACTGATGCTCATGAGAAAGTCAGCTTTCATTCTACTAAGGTTCCTGTATTTTTGCAAGGGGATCCACTCCTCCTTGATACATTGCTCTAAACGGTACACGACTCATCCGAACGTTACTCCAATAGTAATTATAAGAGCAAGCTCTAGAAGGGGATGCCACCCTTGAGGAATTGTTATTAATGTTGTTTCTAACCCTGCCATATCATATCAGGCATTCCCTGCCCTGGTCTTACTACAAATAAAAGGATCGCATAGCCGACAAACCAAATAATATTAAAGAGCCATGCTTGGCGATAAAGGTACTTTCTAATTCCCATAGAGAGTATAACATTTCGTACTGCGTTAGGGTCATCTTGGTTACCTGTTGCTCTAAAGATTTGCTCAATAATTACTGCAATGATTGTGCCTATCACTAGAGGATAGAATACAAAGTTTGCAAAGGACATTACTGCTATAATAAAAGTCATTTTTTAGGATAAAGTCTCGCTACTTTTTCTTTACGAATCTTTTCTTTATTTCTTCTCTCTTCCACCTTCTCATCCCACCACTTGACAGGCCACCTTTGAAGTTTCAAGGCAGCTAACCATAATTTCTTTCGTGGGAGACGAAGTTTCATGTCTTCTTAGGTTTATGACCATGTGCTATGCCTAGCTCATGCATCTTAGAATGCTCATCGATCTCATCTCTGAGTCCTTCCTTACCTTTACCGAATGTCATGTAAATTCCATAACCTAGTAGTCCTATAACAATTACTCCAATTATTATAGGTATAGCAAGACCAGGTTCAATCAAAGGTTGCTTCTCCCATGTACCTGGTAAGGTATACACGGATGGTTTTGCTAGGAAGATCATTGGATTACCATCCAAGATAAGTCAGTGAATGCAGTTGCGGCTAAGACGCAACCAAAAACTATAAAAGGCATAGTATTAAGTAGGTAATGTTGCTGGTATCATTTTACCACCATCTCTATCGTCGTCATCATCATTGTTGATGGCACGGAGAAGTAGTTCAACTACGACTAAAGCACCCATCGGATAAAATACCCAGAGGAGTGCTACTAGTGGTGATATACTGTCTGTTGCGGCTGTAAAGTCGCTCATTTGTATTGTTAACTTTTGTGAATAAGTATTTATACTTTAGAAGATTCCAGGAATGATTTGTCCTGTGGTAACGTAAGCACCTATTGCTGCGACAAAACCAATCATGGCTGCCCATCCGTTAAACTTTTCTGCTTCTGGTGTCATTTTTCTTAGATTGTTAGGGGTAGAAATTTAAAGAGACCTGCGTTCGACTACGCAAATCCAGGTATGATCCATCCAAAGATGGAGTAGTTGATTACTGCTGCTACTAGTCCAATCATCGCAAGGCGACCATTGAGTAACTCAGCATTTTTCCAATAGTCTGCGTCGTAATCGACTTCGATTCTTGGTTCAGTTGGGAAGATGTTTTGCCTTCCACCTGATTCGGTAGTTGTGTACCGTTTTGCCACTGATTGTGTCATCGTGTTAACTTATGTTAAGTAACGTTACATAATTATATAGCAAAGATAAAATTCCGTCAAGCCCACTAGGTGTTGATACCTACACCTCCATTAGGAATCGTTATTAATGTCATCACCAAAAGTTATGACATCATTCCCATAGGATGCGAGGTCAAAATTTACTGGTCCTGCTGCGTATGTCGCATTGCTTGTATCAATATTGATATCATCATTGAATGTTATTGCATCTTCTAACGTAGAGTCAGGTGTGAATGTGATACCTGTATCATGATGCCCTAGTCCTTTGTTAACAGACTTAAGAGTATTATATGCTGAGAGGATATCCTCTAAGTCTTTATCCGTGAAGTCACCGTCCAGTGCTGCTGTTAGTGCTTCCTTTACTGCTGTGATAGCAGTATCTAATTTTCCATGTAATCCACAAGTCATTTACTTTCTCCGTAGTGTGTTTAAGTGATCGATAATGTCATCTCGAATCCACATCAGTTCATTATAGCACTTTTGGTTGTGTGCACAAGAGCGTAGTGAATCGTCAGGTTTATGGACAGATTCAATGAAGATATCGAGTGCTCGATTAAAACATTCATCCTGTCCCTCTTTTGGGATTGCCCCTTGGTCTTTCATAGTACTTCCTCAGACATAAGCAAACCAACCAGTTATGATTTGCTTTTCTGACGTGTGACTAACTCTTCCACGATGGAAATGAGTCCAATCAGCAGGCCATATAACAGTATAACCTTTTTTTGCTGGTACGTAAAGGTCTTGATGATACCATTCTGTACCACCATCGGGTACATCATTAAGGTATGTCATAAAGACTAGGTGTCTAAAGGCAGTACCAGGTAGAGCATTCAACCTCTCGGTATGCCACTCTTTAAACCCACCACCTTTAGGATACCATTGCATACTCAAAGGTTCAACGATTTGAAACCTAGAAGTATTACAGAAAGGAAACTCTTTTATATAGTCCTCCAACACTCCCTGCAATTCAGTAAGGTAGTCTTGGATGTGAGGCATTGCTACCTGATGAGGTATTATACAATCCATAGACTCTTTGAGCTCATGGTTAGTAGTAACATCACCTTGAGCATACACCTGTCCTGGTTGGACACGTAAGAATTTTTGGTTTTCCCAAAATTCTATGAGGTGATCGCATACCTCGTCAGGTATCTGTCTACCCCATACAAAGTCTGTGCCCTTCTTACAAAGTAACTCTTTATAAACTGTAAACTCTTCGGGTATACTCATGTCGCATTAAAACTAATTACTGTTCTATCATCCATATTGTTTACCTCATCATCCTTACCATGTCTCAACCAACTTGGAAACAATAGTAGGTCTCCCTTATTAACCTTAATAAATTGATGCTCCATATTATATGGAGTGATCTTCTCTCTAGGTGAGGAGTAAACATATGGGTTAGGGTTATGGAAATATATCTTTTGCTTATCATCTACATTTATATAGAGAGCACCCGATACAAGAGACTGTGGATGACAGTGCTCCTTAAGTATACTATCCCTGTGCTGTATGTTAGACCAAGTATATGTTATAAGACTAGGGACGTTGCCTACCTTATTATTATACTCATCAAGATAGGACTGTAGTTTAATGTGTATGTCCTGACTGAGTAATGGATATGTCTCATGAGGATTATGAGTGCTGAAACCATTACCCTTAATAGATTGATGATGTATGTGCTTAATTTCTTTAATCTTTTTCTGCAAGTAAAAGATCTCTAAGTCTGTTACTGCGTTAGGAATATACTCTACAGGCACAGGGAATAAATTGAATGTCATGAGGACACCACCCTGATAGGATCACCTTCCCATAACTTATACTTCACTACATCTACATGACCTCTGATATTAAATGATACTATAGTCCTTCTCTTCTCTGATCTATTTGCAGGTGCCTCATGCATTACAGTTGCAGGAAAGATTACCATGTCTCCCTCATTTACAGGAGGTTGGAAGGTCTCTAGGTTACCATTCCAAGGATTCTTAAATGGTGAATAGAATTGAGTAGGTTCATGAACCTGTGGATCAAACTCCACATACATTACACAGGACCATCCACTGTGCCCATGAGTGTGCACCTGATGTTGTACCCCTTTGTAATACTTTTGGTACCACATGTCAGTAAACTCTACCCTCCTCTGACTAGAGAAGTCAGCAAGGTATGGTTTAATCACACTGATTATTGTCTCTCCATACTCAGGTAGATCAGTTGATCCTTCCTTAGCATTCACAAAGAAATCTGTGAACAATCCATTGTCCTGAGCATCTGCATGCTCTTCACACTCTGGTGGGAGTGCATCTAATATCTTCTTCTTATTCAAATCCCAATTCGCTATCTCGTAGTGAACGATAGGGACTTCAAACATACTATGGACTGCCATAATTTTTTATAAACCACTCGGCATCAACAACAGCAAGAGCTTTCTTACGATTCTTTTTCATAAACAGGATAGGCTCGTGGTCTCCTGAGTTTGCTTCTGCCTGAGCATAAGCATCATATACATTTAACTTCTCTTGGTTCTTACATTCTATACTAAAAGGAAACTTTTGTCTAGCATCACGAGCCATAATCAAGTCTTCTCCACCCGCCCCCATCGATCTCGACTCGATGTCCTCTGGATGTATATTCCTCTCCTCTATAAGCATGTCTCGCACCCACTGCTGAAAGAGTCTTCCTTTCGCTTTTGCTGACTGGGGTTTCATAATGTTCAATCACATAAGGTAACAGTGCATACTCTTGTAGTTGAATGCGTCTGGTCAGTGTGTCAACAGTATCATCAGGTAGTATATCTACTTTATTCTGAGCTATTATATCTCCACCATCTAACTCTTCATTCACATAGTGTACAGTACATCCTGTTATGGTATCATTACTATCTAGGGCTCTTTCAACTGCGTGTAATCCTTTATACTTTGGTAGCAGTGATGGGTGTACATTAATAATGGGGCAGTGAAAGTCTGAAGGTCTCTTCAGTATTCTCATGTACCCCGCTAAGACTATTAGATCTACTCTCCATGACTGGAAGAGTGCAATCATCTCGTCTTCTCTGTCGTGCTTAATTCTTACGTGTGGAATTCCCCACTTCTCTGCTCTCTTTGCTGCTCCACACTTTTCTTTATCATGTATCATAAGCACAACTTCGTGCCTATTGCATGAGGTAACGATGTTTTCAAAGTTGGTGCCCTTACCAGAGCACATAACACCGATGCGTTTACGCTTCGTAGGGAGGTTCTGGTTCATCAATTCTATGTTTAAAATGATCTACATCAAAGTATGATATTCGAGGAGGTGTGGGGTTGTCAACCGCTTGTGACAATTCCTTTCGGTATTGTCTTTCATCCAACACTTCATTGATAAGGATCTTCATCTCCTTAACATAACTCTCAGTAAATAATCTTCTAGGTGTGATGATTGCTTTGGGAAGGTTCTCTTGCTGCTCTGCTAAAGGTTTCCCTTTATAGTTAGGGTCAGCAGGACCACTCATCCCTTGGGTATCTATCTTCATAAGTTCATAAAAAATGGGGAGCGTTAACTCCCCACTATTTATTAAACTGCTTGTAACTGTTTAACAAGCTTGACCCCTCTGTATGTGAGGGATACTTCCTTCTTGTTAGAAGGTTGTACTCGGTCAGTGTCGTACTTGACACCTCTGTAAGTAACTTGTGCCATTGGCTTTCTCCGAAGTTAGGGTGGATAAAACCCGTTCCTTCAGTCGGCATTTGCGTCCCAATTACATTCCAAACCTGTTGCCTCTACTAGGTGAACCTTGTAGATGTCAACTATCTCCTGCTTTTCAGCACCAGATACCGTTGTGTTTTTGTTGATTCGATCTACCATTTCTGATACATCTGCACAACTTAAGGCGGTGGCAATTAGGAATTCCATTGAGATGAACGATGTCCGTTCCGTGTCGGCTTACTTGCGTCCCTTCTGGGATGAACGTATAGGTATGTTATCATACCCTAACTATTTATGCAATAAAAATGTATTACTTGTTACATTTCTTATCATCAGTCAGACCATTCTTCATTATAGAGTCCAACCTTTTTTGTCCTATAAGGTTGTGCGGTTTCCTTTTCAAATCCCTCTTCAAAGATTTTAGGAAATATAAGTGGTCCTTTATACCAGTTCTCTGGTCTTTCAGCGAGGAAATCACTTTCTCCTGCTGAGTCCTTCTTCTCATTCAATTTTCCAAACCATCGATCCCTAACCTTTCGCCAGAGGTTAGAGCTTAAATCCACTAAAGGTATTAGATTCGACATCTTGTTTAATCCCTCCAACGATATAGGACTCAATCTCAGTTTCTTGAGGAGCATTTTGTTGACCTTTACTATTTAGCCAGTGCTCCGTCCAAGGCAATGGATTGTTCTTGGCGGCTATATCATAGATGGGATCTATACCTATTGCTTTCATTCTTCTATTAGCAACCCACTCAACATATTGACAAAGTAATCTTTCATTAAGACCAATCATAGGACCTTGAGAGAATAGGTAGTTAGCCCAGTCCTTCTCTTCTTCAACTGCATCCCTAAACATTTGGATAACATTATCCTTTTCTTCCTCATGAATCTCCTGTATCATAGGATCATCACCCTTCCTCCACTTATAGATTATTTTCTGAGTAAGTGCAAGGTGCTGTGACTCATCTCTTGCTATGAGTGAGATGATCTTAGCACTACCTTCCATGAGTTTTAACTCACCGAAAGCAAAGGAGCAAGCAAAGGAGACGTAGAAACGAATGCCTTCTAAGATGTTAACATTTAATATTGCCCTGTATAATTGACGTTTAAGATCTTTTATTGTCCACTGATGACTTGGTGATGACCTGGCATCTTTAGCCCATAGGTTACCACTAGCATACTGACCAGCATACTCAATGAAATCATTGTATGCTTTAGTCACTGACTCTGCACGAGCCATGATCTTATCATCATCTAATACTGCATCGAATACATCCGATGGATCAGAGTATACATTTTTTATTATGTGAGTGTAGGAGCGAGAGTGGATCTGCTCCATGAATTCCCAGACACCCATGCACCCTTCCAATTCTGGAAGACTACAGTAAGGTGAAAATGCCATGCCAGGACCACGTCCTTGCACAGAGTCTAGGAGTATTTGATACTTCAGATTTGAAGTATAGATATGCTTTTGTTGTTCAGATAGAGTCTTGTAATCAGCTCTATCTTTCTGAAGGGATACCTCTTCGGGTCTCCAGAAGTAACCCAGTTGTGTCTGAGTTAACTTGTCGAAGTCAGGATACTTGTATTCATCATACCTCTGCATTCCTAGAGGTTTACCAAAAAACATTGGTTGCTTCTTGGTGTCTACCTTTTCGCAGTTGAATACACTTAATCCCATCTCTTCAATGCCTCTGTTATGTTGCTTGGAGTTCCCTTACCTACTGGTGGATCCTTAATCCCCTTCTTCCTTTTGTAATCATTATGCATAGCACCGAGTAACCATGATTGAGACAGACTCTTAGGTCCATACTCAAGTAATTCTCGTTGTTGTTTACTGAGGACTTTCATCTCCAGATATTCTAGTCGCCATGCATGAGGATCATCTTCCTGTGGAAGTTGTGTCATTTAGAACCTCGGATAGTGTTTTTTAATATTCTCCATAGTGCAGTCACTACAGGATAAGGATCTGTAGACTGCAACTCATCAAACACATACATGTTTAGACGGAAAGCATAGTTTGCTTCAGTAATAAGAGCATTCTTTTGATGCTCATCAAAATTTAAACCGTCCAATACTGTGCGATACTCAGTCTTCCATGCCTTAGAGTCCTCAATACTGGGGAAGTCATAGAAGTGTAGACCTTCACCCACTGGTGGTTGAAGTGCCTTCTGAGCAATGCCTTTTAGTATCTGTCCACCAGACAGGTCACCTATGTAACGTGTGTAGTGGTGTGCTATTAATAAGTATGGATCTTGCTCTGCTACCTCACGAATTCTGTAACAGTATGTGTTACATGCTTCAGAAGGATGCAGATCATTCCTCCACATTGGACCCTTGAAGTATCTCAAGTCTCGTTCAATGAAGGATGTGCGGTTCAGTATAGCAGACCATCGCTGTAAATTCTTAACCTTGGGGTCAGTTGATGAACTGACACACTCTTCCATCGTGCTATACACGTACCAGAAGTCAGTCAATAACTTTACATACTCATCAGGATTTAATACTCCCTTGAGAAATTGTGATACAAACTTAGTATTCTCTGCTGCGTTATGGGACTTCTTAGTTCCCTCTTTCAACTCTTTACTAAACATAACAACCATCACACTCCGATTCGTCTGCATTCATTAGGTCATCAATAAGTTTATTGATATCATTACCCTCTCCTCTACCTTCACTTAGATCTTCTAAAGGATACTGACCCTCATGCCATCCTATTGAATGTGCTGGTTCTTCTTCCTTCTTACCATCATATGTATTCTGGTAGTAAGATGTCTTCCATCCCATTTTATATGTGGTAAGAAGATCGTTTGCCATCACACTTACTGGTACCTCACCATCAGGATAATTCTCTGGATTATATGCCCAGTTACCACTGATTGCTTGATCAAAGAACTTCTGCATCACTGCTACGACATTGATGTAACCCTCGTTGGATGGCATATCCCATAGTAGTGTGTAATTATTCTTTAATGACTGGTAGGATGGTACAATCTGCTTAAGAGGTCCCTTCTTTGATTTTTTAATGGACAAGTAGTCTCTAGGTGGTTCGATTCCATTGGTTGCATTTGACACAACGGAACTGCTCTCCGAAGGCATCTGTGCGGACAG